AAAAAAAATTGATATGAATTTTAAATAAAAATACTTATCAATCAATCTTGCAAAAGAATATCATCAATCATCAAAATCGTCGTGCTGAGTAATTGTAAATAATTATATCATCAAAATCGTCGTGCTTAATCTTGGAAAATAATTTGGTAGTAGTTGTTGTCATAGTAAAGATGTCATCTTCGGTAAAGTCAGTAAAATGCTTCTGCAAAGTCTGCTTCGATGCAGGTAAGTCAGAATCAGAATATTCTTCTCATTTCGTGAGAAACGAAAGAGGAGGAAAAGTAGTTTGTCCAACTTTGTTGAACTTAAACTGCACATACTGCCATAAAAAAGGTCATACAAAAAGTTATTGCAAAGATCTTAAAAAAGATCAAAAAAGAAGTGAAAAAAGTTTCAAACGTTTTGAATTCGAAACGAAAGAAAAAGAAAACCGAAATACAAAGAAAAAAGTAGAAAAAAAGAATGTATTTGCAGCATTGGATTCAGATGGAGAATCAGATGAAGAGGAAGATTATCCGGAAGAATTTCCAGCATTGTCTGCGAATGTAACAATTCGAGAGAATCAGAAAAAGGTAAGTTTTGCGGAAATGGCAAAGAAACCAGCAGTAGTTGAAGTAGTAGCGCCAGTGGTTGCAGCAATAGCAGCAGAAGAAGTCGAGGTTCCTATGGAACCGAGACAAGCAAGAGTGCCAATGAGATCATGGGCAGAATGGTCGGATTCAGAGGATGAAGAGGAATTTGAAGCGAATGGTTATCCAGAGCGTAAGGGTTATCAAGGCTATGTAGATGAAACAGATTGGTAGATAGTTTAGTAAATGATTTTTAAGTATTTAAATAACCCCCTTTTTTTTCGTGTATTTGCTGTATTTTGTGCATAAGTTAAAGGGTATTTTTTCCCACTCATTTCTGGTTTTTGTCACTCATTTCTGGTGGTCCAATATAGAATGAAAGTGTTTTAATTAGAGTATTTTTTCCCACTCATTTCTAGTTTTTGTCACTCATTTCTGGTGGTCCAATATAGAATGAAAAAAGAGTATATACCCTTTCCGAAAAGTATATATACCCTTGATATGGGTCTCGCGCAAAATTTGTTAGTTTATATTGTTTTATAGATAGTCGAGTATTAAATAAAAGCTTCTATATATCGTACAATATCCATAGGCAAAAAGGTTTCGCCAATATTATGAAAAGTAGTTCGCACTCTATATCGCAGATAGGAGATTGGAATGTCTGCTAGAAAAGGAAGAATAGAATATTTCTTTGTTTTGTTAGAATGAAACAAAATATGAAACAATGACCAAGGATTGATAACAATAGGATGATTTGGGCTTCCATAATTTAAACAGAACTGATCAAATGAATAAGATAATCTATACTTTTGTATAGTATCTTGAATCATTTGTGGTGTACCACGGCCTTCTAATAGATTTTGCATTTTTGATTAAACTAACAAATATACTTCAAAATAATTCAATTTTTTTTAATACCCACAAATTTAACCCTTGGAAAAAAAAATAAAAAAAAAATTGATTTTTTTATTTTTATTTATTTTATTTCACCCAATAATTAAGTTATTAACAAAAAGCTCGTTTACAATGTCGCAAACATCTTCTACTCTAAACCTTGCTTTATGCAAAAAACTAATTGATTGCAGAAACCAAAGATTAGCGTCTTGGAAAACATTTATTGACACGAACAATATAACTCGGTGCTCACTAACAGAATTGCCAGTAGAAGATTGTCTTAATATGGATTTAGGATGTAGTAATTGCCGGAAATACAAACCCGCGGATTTCGTTATTATTGATTCAAAAAAGGTAGACTATCACACAATAGAAAAATATTTATCAGAACAATAATGAATGATTTATTAACCCTTGAAAAAAAAATAAAAAAAAAAATTGATTATTTTTATTTTTATTTAATTTATTTCACCCAATAATTATTGAGTTAACAAAATCAACAACAACGAAATGGAATTTCTACGAGAGCAAGTAAAGGAACTGCCAAAAGAATTGCAGGATTATATAGGTGAGTTTAATTGTGAACATCGTGTGTTTATGAAACAAGTATTAGATGAACTAAAAGATCGCCATTACGATAAATATGAATGTGACAATTATGATTGTTATGCAAATTGTTATGATGAACTCGTACAAAGAAGCATATTGTTCTCTAATTGTAAATTTTGCTGTGAATTATGTGCAGAAATAGGTGAGAGTGATATGCGATACTATTATCGTAAATCATTGGCTAGAGGTGAGATTAGAGAGATTTAAAAAAAATGAAAAGGATGAATAAAATAAAAAAACAAATAAAAAATGAAATCCTTTTTTTATTTGTTAGTTTCTAACATAAAAATAAAATAGTTTAATTGATCAATTTTATTTTTAAAGAATATTTCCTAGATAATCGAATTTTATGTTGAAATTAGTAAAAAAAAAGAATAAAAAAAATTGAAATACTTTTTACAGAATAATAGTATGCATCTTAACATACTCTTTATTTCAACTCAACGTAAGCAAAAATGATGAACAGCGTATTCGTACCTAATGTATTTGGCTTAAATGCCGACGAAGTAAAAGTACTTATGGAGAAGTACTTTGGAGAGGTAAGTGATATTGATCTTATATTAAATTCAAAAGGTGAATGGCAAGCATTTGTTCATTTCAAATGCTGGCATGATCGAGAGATCGTTTATAAAGCAATAAAAACAATGGATCAAGGAAAAGCTTGGAAATTGCGTGTCCCTGAAAAGGAAACATTGGTGATGTTAAAGAATTTTTCAAGAAAGGATGCGAAAGCAGAGCTGGATGCAGCGACAAAAAGAGATATGTTGCTGAAGATTCTTCATCCAACAGAATCTCCAATTAGCGAACACTCAGGAGCGAAAGCTCCACGTGTAGTCGCCAAATCTCAGATGCAAGTAGTAGATATAAAATATGTAGAAAAAATAGAAAAAGAATTACAGATAGCAAGAAGAAGAATAGCAGAGCTAGAAAGATATACAAGTATTTTTCAAGAAGAACAAATCCGAAAGCTAGATGAAGCAAAGACGGAGTATGATCGAGTGTATAATCAAGTTCCAATGTATCGCAACGGAATTGAAAGTCCAAAATCGCCGGATTATCCTCCACCGATATTGGAAAGCGAAACTTACAAAGAACAGATGCGTATTGCCGAAAGAGAAGAAGAATTCAGAAAAAGAAAGGATAAGCGTATAACGGAACTGCTAGAGGAAGCAGAGAAAAAGCTGGAGAAAGCGATTTCAAGAGAAGAAGGAGAAGTGGATGAAGACAATGCATCGACTTGTGTTCATTGTCCAGATACACCGGAAATTCGAGAAGAAGTAGCAAATGAAGTGAAAATTTTGTCATTGCAACACCCAGATTCAATGAGAAAAGAAAAATTCGATAGAACATCACAATGTTGGTATTAGATAGTTTTTAAATTAATGTTTTAAATAAAACCCTTTTTTTTACAACCAAAACCGATAAATAAGTAATAAAACAATATATGAAACAATAAAAGTAGAAAGCAAAAGATTCTGCTTGGATTTGGATGTTTTTTGTAAAGCAAATAAAATGAAATAAATAATAATGATAACTAACAAAATAAATAGAATGTGAAGAAAAGAAAAAAAAGCATAATATTGAATCATAGATGGATTGATATCTCCATTGTCATTGCGTATTTTTTGATCAAAACTGGGCAAAGTATTCATATACACTTGGCGACTCTCAGGATATGAAAATTGTCCTTGTAATCGATATAACATAGGATGAATAGTAGAATGAATAATTTTTCCCCATAATACAGGATCAGTAATAAGTATTTGAACTAAATCAGGCTGTATTCCCATATCCATAGCCAAATCTTTCATATAATAATTGCCAATAACAATAGTGGTAACATGCTCATTTTCAATATCCAATGGATCTTCACCTCTACCCCATTGTAAATTGCGTATCGAATAAGATAACTGATGCTTCCAATACAAGGCAGTCCACCAACTCTGCATTTCGGCAATATTATTTATACTTCCCATAGTAGGACGAGCAAAACCAATAAAGGCAATGTTAGGATACTTCTCTGGAATAATTTTTTTAATCAATGGAGTTTTATAATATTTTTCTTTCAAAAATGGAAATTCTTTTTGATATCCTGTAGCACAAATAATAATGTCGACCTTGTATTTTTTTCCCTCTGAAATGACAAAATTAGTCTGAAAATCAGTAGGATATTTAATTAAATTGACTTTTCCCATGTGAATATCACACATAAATGGAGTACGCTTTACAACATATTTGGCAAAAAGATTTTCGGGAGTATCGGTTAAATCACAGAGTTCTTTATGATTATGGCTGCATTTTACAGGTCGTCCAAGAGCCAAAACGAAAATTCGTCTGCCGAAATTATGCCAAAATCCGGATACAGGTGTAGGAAGACTATACTCAATGTAGTTGAGATGAGTGTCAGTGGGTGTTCCAATGTTTTTCCATCCTAAATCAGTGGAACGATAACACTCGGCAAATTCTTGGTTCTCTTCCATAGTTCGTCCAGCATCGGGAAACCATTCAATATAGTTTTTACTGCAATAATAGACTTTATTAGCATATTCAACGGCCACACGTCCAATATCAAACGCCGATTCTCCGCCACCCATAACTAAGACCCGTTTTCCACGAAAAAGATTCATCCATTGATCCTTATTCATTTGATAAATATCATGTGTATGAATCACTTGTCCTTTAAAATCGCCCAAATATGGGTATTTAGGTACACTATTCAATCCAGTGGATACAACGAGTTTATTGCAATATTTCTCATAATAATTTCCATTTTTTTCATAAACAACCATCCATCCTTTTTTGTTAGGATAAGCACTTGTCACTTTGCAATTATAATGAATATATTTATCTAACCCGAAATGCTTCTTGTAAGATTCTAAATAACGCTGATATTGTCTTATAGTCAACCAAGCAGTTCCTTCGTCCGGAATCGGATAATCACTAAAGCCGGATATATAACGTGAACTAGACCAACGGAAATAATCTTGCTCAGGAATAGTGTAAAACAATCCATTGTGAGAGGATTTTTCAAAAACAATAACATCATATCCTTGCTCAATAAATGTCTTACATGCCACTAATCCAGATTGACCGGCACCAATAATAATAACCTTCATTATATATATTTTCACATTTTTTTGTTATAATCTAACAATAATGTATTAAATTAAAATTGATTATTATTTAAAAT